CTTTTTGCAGAAGTAGCAGATGCTTTGGAGATATTTGAAAATCCATCAGAAATTTTAGGTGCAGTATTTACAGATCCTGGAAAGGCTCTTACTGCTGTAGCTAACATTGGTGCAGACATGACACCAGAAAAGCGTGAGGAATCACAAAAGGTAGTTGTTGCATCAGTTATTACCGTACAGGTAGTGGCAGCAACTAATTTAGCAACAGGGAGGATAAGATAAATGAAAGAGTGGATAAAAGATAAAATCCGTGAAATGTTAAACCAGACATTCACCCTTCTTGGTATGTTCATAGCTTGGGCAGTTCTTGAAGGTTCTGCAAAAACAGTAGTTGGATTTGCAATTTTATGGTCATTGATTGTGTGGTTGTTTTCAATGAAATTTAGAGAAGAAAAGGAGGAAGAAGAAAATGGCAAAAAGTAATGTAGACATAACAGTAATTGATAAAGAAACTGGAGAAGAAGTAATTGGTTCCAAAGCAGTGACAAATGTGTGGAATATATTCTTCAGAATTGTTGCAGTATTTGCAGCATCTGGTCTATCAATCATTGGTGCAGGTTCCCTAGTGGGCATTGACACCTTGACTGCTGTTATTATGGCAGGTACGCTTGGAGTTGCTACCGTTGTTGAAAAGCTTGCAAGAGCATTCCTCGATGATGGCAAGCTAAGTGCTAGTGAAATTAACTCAGCATTTAGTTCAGTAGACAAAAAAGCAGAATAGTAAGTAGGATATAATATAGTAGGGGAGTCCTCCAGAGGGCTCCCTTATTTTATAAAAAAAGGAAATGATTTAAATGGGTTCACCAATTGTTGGAGGTAAGGTTACAACACCTTACAAGAAGCTTGGAAAAATGTGGTCAAAAGGCTACCATACAGGTGTAGACTATGCTTGCAAAGTAGGTACAGACATTGTTGCTGTTGCTGATGGCAAGATTGAAAATGCTACCTGGGGAGCCAGCTATGGCACACAGTTAGTCCAAAAAGTTGAAGGTGGCTGGGTAATCTATGCACACCTTTCAAAGACTCTAGTTAAGGCTGGAGATAAAGTAACGAAGGGACAGCATATTGGAGAGTCTGGCAATACAGGTAACTCTTCAGGTCCTCATCTTCACTTTGAAATGAGAGATAATATTAGATGGAGTGCAGGTAAGGATATTGATCCTACTGCAATTCTTGCATCCTAATATATCAAATTAACAATTGCCCCTAGAAATAGGGGCTTTTGTATTTAATAAAACTATTTATCATTTTGTTATAATAAAAACTTGATTTTGTCACCATTCCATGCTATTCTATAATAATGCGTATCAGAACCTTGGTTTTGATTGCCCTTGTTGCGGTTCTTGCAATTGCATCCCTACCAACAAGCCACAGTCAAACCAGTGCTAATGCACCGCAAAATGTAGCAAGTATACACAGTGTCAATAGAAGTATTGAAATTGCTAAACTTGCAACATATGATAAAGAAATAAAGAAAGATAAAACTAGAGACAATAGAAAAGCCTCTAGATCAAAAAAGGCTAATTCCCTTGCTGCAAAAACTAATCAAGCTTTTGCAAAGTCCTATATGGAGTCTAAATACTCTTGGGGCGAAGACCAGCACTCTTGCCTTGTGAATCTATGGAATCGTGAAAGCGGGTGGAGGCATACTGCTGACAATCCAAACTCAAGTGCCTATGGAATTCCACAAGCCTTGCCTGGAAGTAAGATGGCAAGTGCAGGGGCAGATTGGAAAACAAATCCAGAAACACAAATCAAATGGGGTCTAAAGTATATTGACAAACGATATAAGACTCCCTGTGGAGCATGGAGTGCATTCAAGAAAAAGGGCTGGTATTAATTTACTAGTTTAATTAGATGTCCTGAGCAAAGACATTAAACTGCTCATCTACTACTTGACAAAATTTTTATATTTTGCTATAATATTTGAACAGTTGCCAAATGGGACTGTAATTAACTCGCTTAAAAGGAGCAAAAAAATGGTAAGTACAACTATGTCAACAATTAATCCATTTCTAATTGGATTTGAAAGCCTATTTGACAAGGCAAACAGTATGATAAATGAGTCATCATATCCTCCATATAATGTAATCAAAATTTCGGATGAGGCTAAGGCTGATCAACCAGAAGGATGGGAATATTGGGACTATGAAATTCATTTAGCTGTTGCTGGATTTAAAGAAAATGAAATAAAAGTCTATAGAGAAGGCAATGTTTTAACAATTAGTGGGGAAAGCAAAGAAAAACCTGAAGATGGCTTTATTTATATTCATAAAGGAATTAGTTCAAGAAAATTTAAAAAGCAATTTACTCTTTCTGAAAACGTTAAAGTACTAGAAAGAGGAGTTGGATTTGATGAAGGAATCCTTAAGATCTGTCTAGAAAATATTGAACCTAAACCAGGTATTGAATACTATGAAGTTTATTAACAACTAATAAATTAAAAGTCCTAAGCATGACTTAAAACTGCTTATTTAAACTTGACAATGCAAAGGATATAGTGTAAAATCTAGATATGGATAAATTAAAAGTTATTATTGAAGAACCCAGTGGCTCAAGACGATCATTCTTTTATAGTGTAAAGAGTGAAGAAGAAGCAAGAGACATTGCAGAAGGTATTGAAAAAGAGCTTAAGCCTAACTTTAGTATGGCATCTTGGAAATATACAAAGGAAAAGAAATGAAAACAGAAGTAATTGATTTCTGGGCTACATGGTGTGGTCCATGCAAACTAATGAATCCAATTATTGACGAGGTAGAAAAGGAAAATCCTGATCTAACTATTACAAGAATTGATATTGATTCTGATAAAGACATGGTTGAACAATATAAAATTCAATCAGTTCCTACATATGTTATCTTAAAGGATGGCAAAGAAGTAGATCGTATTATTGGTGCAAAGCCTAAGTTTGCTTTCTTAAAGAGAGTGTTCCCAGAAAATGGCTGAAATTATTTTATTAGCAATATTTGTAACAAACTTGTTTATTCTTAATGAGATTAAAGAATATGCATTAGATCAAAAGTCTAAAGAAAAAGAAAAAGAAACTATCCTAAGAAAGGGATTGATGTAATGTCAAGCACACTAGAGCTGGTAGTTCAAGAACTACAAAATCGTATTGGTCAAATTACAAGTCAGTATGAAACACAGATTGCAGTTTTAAAGGCACAGGTAACTGAAGCAATTCAAGCAAAAGATGAAGAGATTAAAAATCTAAAAGAGTCTAAACTAACTGTTAAGCCTAATAAGGAAGAAAGTTAGTGGGAAAGCATCACGATAAAGTTGCAAAGGCTTTAGAAATTCGTATTAAGAATGTTCCTAATAGAGGTGGGTATAATACCCCTGGTTCTATGAATAAGAAAAAAACTGGTTACGCTAAGAATCGTTAATCCAGCACAGTCCCCAATAGCTCAATCGGCAGAGCGTCAAACTGTTAATTTGAATGTTCCTAGTTCAAGTCTAGGTTGGGGAGCAGCAGTATGTGTTTGTCAGTTGCATATACTCCCACATGTTAGATGGCATGGCAAACTGACTCTACCCCGATTAGCTCAGTGGATAGAGCGATAGGTTTCTACCCTACAGGTCAGGAGTTCGAATCTCTTATCGGGGACTCAAAAATAGATATATAATAGAATTACTATGTATGAATACCGAGTAAAGAAAGTATTGAGGGTAGTTGATGGTGACACTATTGATGTTGACATTGATCTTGGCTTTAATGTTTCGTATACACAGAGGGTAAGGCTTGCTGGTATTGATACTCCTGAATCTAGAACAACTGATCTAAAGGAAAAAGCACTTGGTCTAGAGGTAAAAGAATACCTAAAGCATTTACTTGAGAATGCAGAAGACATTGTTATTCAAACAGAGAAGCCAGATAGCTCTGAAAAATATGGTCGCATTTTAGGCTGGCTATTTATTAATGATGAAGATACTTCTCTTAATGAAAAGATGATTTCTGAAGGCTATGCTTGGGAATATGACGGGGGAACAAAGAAAAAAGACTTTGACTCCCTACTTGCTAAAAGAGCCAATTCCTGATACAATATAAGTCGGAGGCAGACGCTCTTACTTAGAAAGATAGATAATGAAATTCTCTCACTCAATAGCAGAAATGCTAATACTATTCTTCGTGGCATTAAATTGCTATGTAAATGTCCGTAGATATAACTGGGATAAAAAGAAAAAGAAAGCATATATAGCATCTATTGGCAGCGATTACGAAAAATAAAAAATCGCAAAAAATCGGCGGAAATTAGTATAAACATGCTCAACATGAGCAACTATATGATATATAAAGATATCCCCTATATTCAATATATGAGGCAAAGCCTCTATGAATAAATTCGGGGGATGAATAAATCTTCTAATTATTACCTATATAACTATACCTATCTATATATCTAACTATATAAGAATAAAGACATATTCATGATGCTTCGCATGTGATCATATAAACCAGAAGAAAGTCTCTTAGGATGCCTTATAGGGCTTTTAAACACTATTCTATTGGATATTATTGGATATTTTATATATATGATTGTGGATAAGATGTGTATATATTGTGGATGAAAGTGGAGTGGAGTAGAGAGCGATGGGGGATCTTAATCGTAATACATTTTTATACCTATAGGGGCATTTTATTTTCCCATATTCTATACACTTTTTAAAAGATTTTAATATATTCCAGCCTATTTTTGACTCATTCATAATACATTTTTATATATTATTATGTATTCTTATATAGGGGATATTCCAGAGTATTTTTAATCCCTTCGTAATACCCTTTTTTTATTCCAGGGCATTTTTGATTCCTTCGTAATCCTTTTTAAGAATGTAAAATATCAATTGGGTATATACATTGAGGAGAATTTTTTATGGCAGATTCTAATGCCTTCGTAATCTTCTTATTTGGATCTTTCCAGGTATAAGAAGTATCTAATGATCCTGTTGCAAATTGACTACCAGATCCAATTGCTATATATTTATCATATTCATTTACTTGCCAGTCATTAGTAGATATTTGAAATAGTCTTCCATGAATTCCCACCAAAAAATCTGCAGCTGCCTTATCATCATCTGATATATCAATACCATATGGTTCAATAGCTTTTTTCAAAGTAAATATAAAATCAGTTCTCATATATTTATCTACATCTTTTTTTAATACATTTGGAAAATCAATATAGTGAGCTACTTGTCCAGATCCTCTTGAAGATGCATACCCAATTAAGAATTGTCCATTCTTTTTTATTTTCGGGGTAATAGGAGAAGATATAGAATATTCATCAGACATACCTCTATCTGATCCCATATATACAATACCATTATCTATGAGTCCAATAACAATAGTCATAATATCTATTATACCTTCTTTCCTTGATTTTTTCAAATATATAAAATGTGTCAAAATAATCCAGGGGAAATTTGACTTCTTCGTAATAGTATGCTAGATACTGTCGGATCCGCGCCCCCTGGTGGGGAGTGTGGGACTTGAACCCACGACTGGCAGATTATGAGTCTGCTGCTCTGACCAACTGAGCTAACCCCCCAGTTTGATTATGAGGTTAAATCATCAATTGATTCGTATTCACCATTTGGGTCTGCACCAAATAATTCACAAAGTTCTAACCAAGTTTCTTCTAGTAGTTGTTCACCACTATCTGTTAGAATAACCATTTCTTGTATAACAGCAATAGCCATTGGAATTCCTAAATCATTGTAATCAAAAAAATCTTCATACAAATCATCATTGAAATTATCTTGTGTGAATTGCACTAAGATTTCTGCTTTAGTTCTATTGTCCATTGTATTCTCCTGTTTGGTAGTCGAAGATGAGTTCTTTACTAAGACCAATTTGTTCATTTTCTATTACCTCGTTGATTCCGTCTGCTAGATTTTTTGCATTTGCAATAATCATTTTGTTGTAGTCTGTTATTCGTCTTGGTATCCATAGTCGCCAGTCTGCCTGACTAATTCTACCGTCTGCTAATAATGCAACGATTTTATCCGCTACACTATCTATTTGTGATTTTCCCATAGTGTCCCATTCTATCATTGAGGTCTGACAAAAAGGGGCAGAGACTATCCCTGCCCCCTAGCCAGCCTTAACGGGACTTAACTACCTTGTTACGGCGTAATGAGGTTAGGTTTGTGTTATGCACAAAATGTCCTAGACCGTCACGAATTACTACACGTTCTGTGTCTCCCCACTTTTCAAGTGATGTGAAACGTTGCTTCTTTAGAGTACGCATTTGCTCTCTTGTCATTGTTCTCTCCTTAAGAGTTACCTTGTTATTATCTTACCATTTTTGACAGGGATTGTCAAATCTATTGTTCTTCCATTAATGATAGTACTGTGTTATCTGGTATTAGTAGTTCTACATCTTCTTCCATGTCGTCTATGGCATATATAATAAAACCATCAGATAACAGGTCAAAAGACTTAACTGTGTAAATTTCTTCTTGCCATTGAATGATATCTCCAGGCTCTAAGCAGTTGGGGATAACAAAGTCAAAAGCACTATACGAGTTCAAGTTCATGCTCAATCGCCTCCACATAGGATTCTATCACACTTGATAGATTCTTTAGAACAGCCCACGTTAGTTGCGGCTCGTCTTTTTCTAAAGCCCCCTCAAGGTTGGCTATGGTATGTTTAATAAATCTATTAATTGCTGTATCCATTAGTCCCAACCTTTGTCGTCTAGAATGTGGTCAATACCTGCATCTACGGCTTCATAGAATGTGTCATAGACTTCTCCCATGTCATCGTTGTGAGCAAATAGTTCCCACCACGGATTCATACGATACACTTCAAATCCTGCATTACTAATAGTTTTAATAAACTGCATTAGTTGAATGTCATCGTTGATACCTGCAGCCTCTAAGTCGTCAGAGTATCTAACAATAACACCATACTCATCTGTTAGTTCACCATTAACTAAGTTTGGTATTGTCAAGTGCATCTCACCACCACGTTCAATCTCCACCACACGGTCAAGGTATGTAATGGTTGCGTAAGACTCATAGCCCTCCTGCCATACATAAAACTCTGGCATCTGTTTACTGGTAGGGATTGTTTGTGTGTATTCTACTGTTACGCCTTCGTATGTTTTCATAGTCCGTATCCTACTACACTTTCTTTGGTATGTCAAGTCTTGTTAGTTGGTAAGCCAGTATCTCTTCAAGCCTCTGGTATTCAGCCTCTAGTTCTGAATCTTCTTCTGCAAATTCCCAACGTCCAGTAGTCTTGTTATAGATAACTCCAGGGTGCTCTGCTAAGTTTAATAGTGTTGTTTCTGCATCTACCATAAAAGCTCCCCAATCCTCATCGTAAACAACTACCCAATGATATTCATAACTCATACTTCTACTTCTCCTAAGTCCATTAGATACTCTTCCTTGCCACACTCAATGCAACTAAATACCATTTCATCTTCATACTCTAAAAAGGTAGCATCACACATACAGCACTTGACTTTATTCATTAACATCTACATCAACTCCATAAGTCTCTATACCTGTCATGTATACATCTGTATCTGCTGTGTCGTCAATCTCATCATAACAACCAATGCTCTTAAAATACTCCCACATCTCCTGAATGTCATCACGATCATTTTCATCAAAGTCAGGGTGGCTTTCTAAATAAGACTGCCAAACATCATTAGGCACGTCCATACTCCACACGGATTCAAAAGTTCCCTCAAAGATTCCTCTTAATTTCATTAGTCCACCTCATGTACGATAACGTCTTGTAGATACAAAACTTCTGGGTCAATCTTGTAATAACTAATTAAACTATCTTTTGCTAGTTCAATAATAGATTCATCAGTATACTTCTGATAAAAGTTAGTAGCAGACTCATCAGCAATAACTGATTCGTTTACTTCTACGGTAGTAATAATTACCATACGCTCAAATACAAACTCTACATTATAAGTTGTTCTCATAGTGCTAACCTATCACACTTGTGGGTAATTGTCAAGGATTTCGTACTTATTTCTTGCAAAGAATAAATCTGTGCCGTCCTCGTCTTTAATTGAAATTTGAGCGGGTATGTCAAATTTATCAAGGAATAAACTATGTTCTATCTGCCATTCTCTATCTTTAATAAACTCAACAATAGCCTCGTGACTAATAGGGTGTCCATGAACACCATACTCTCCTGTTGCTAACATCTCTTTAATAATGTATTGCTCATCATAAATTACTTCTGTGGTTGCTACAAGGTATACCATTATTTTTTACTCCCAATTCTGATTTCTACTACTTCTTCTGTATTGTAATAAATTTTTACAAATTCATAAGCAGTTTGCCATTGTTCTAATTCAATGCCACCAACATTATGTAGTTCTACTAGATCATCTGCTAATTGACTAGCAAGATTTTTATAATCCATTTTGTTCCTTTTGTAGGCTGATACTTTGTATCCTATCATAAGGGTCTGACATTTTAAGTATTGTCCAGGCGATTTCAGGCGATTTCTTAATTACCTTAATAGGTCTAATAGTTTAATTAGGGGGCGCGGCTCGCAGCTCATGGATGGTGAGCAGTTTAGTGGTCATGCTCAGGACCGTGCTACCCTTATTTATACTCTGTGTAACTGAGAGTTTTCTACCGTTCAGATTTTATCCTACTAAGCGAAAGCAACTTCTTTCACAATGGAAAGTAGTTTGTTTTTTTCTGCTGTGATAACTGGGTCAAAGCCTGATGCACTTGCAAGGATTCCCTCGTTGTTGCCATTACGGGCAGAACGATACCAGTCAAGTCTTTCAGTCAATGTGTTAAAAGCACCCCAAGCGGTATTGTTAATCATTGAGTTTGTGTCTGATGCAAAAATCTCATCTAACAATTCAATCTTGGTTTCCCACTTGGTCATAGCACCCTTTGCATCCTTCTTTGGCATTGGATAAGCCATTTCAACAATCTTATTGAAAGTATCTTTTGTGATTTCCTTTTCAATAAGTTCTTGAGCCATTTTGTCAAAAGCATCCATGTAAGTGTTTGCAAGACCTAGTGCTTCTCGTGCAACCATGATACGACCCTCAAGTGTTGATGTGTGTCGCATCTTGAAAGACTGCTTAACACCACGAAGAGCCATGTCAAGAGTATTAGCACACACAACACGAACAGGTGTTACTGATGCACGAACAGCAAGAGAACCGTCATGTGATGTGTTCACAAGTAGGTATGACTTAACAACATCTGCAACACCATTAGGGTCAAGAACAGTTTCACGTTCTAGTGCAAGAGAACCAAATACAACACGACCATTCTTTAATGAACCTGCTGTTTCCCAACGAGCACCGTCAAGAAGATTATCTGCAAAAGCAAATAGTTCTTCATTCTGTAAAGTCTGGTAACGCTCACCAACAACTGCTAGAACATCTGGGTGTCCGTCTTCTGGGTGGTCACGAACAACAAGAAAGTTAGATTTGCTTGATGTGTAATCTTCAGGTAGTTGAACATCTTCAAGACGTACATTCCAGTTTGATAAGTTTGCTATGTCCATAACTTCACTTGTAGTGTGTTCTTCTGTAACAACAGTTCCTAGACCATGCCAAGCAGGTTCACGAAATGAATACATAGAACCAACACCGTTTATAACTTCGACTGCATCAGCCACGTTTTTCTCCTATAAGGTAGTTTGTTTAATAGTCTTACTATAACACAGAGGTCTGACATTTCCTAATCTCATCAGACATTTCAGGGGCATTTTTTAATCTTCTTAAATAACGATTTGATAACGGGGCGCGGATCAAGCTTTGAGAGGGGGCAGTTTATTGTCAATGCCCAGGACTTTCCTACCTACTAGGAAACCTAGTACCTTTCGTCTATTGAATCAATGTCTGCATCAGATTCTAAAATCTCATACTTAGATTCATTAGAAGAGATTTCAATGTCAAAGTCATAGACACTTAAGTCAGACACATCTTCATTAACTGGAATGGAAACAGTTGCTTTGATTGTTACATTGAATTCAACTTCAACTTCTTTAGATAAATCAATACCAAAGATGTTTGCAATTTCAGTTGCGTGTTCTTCACCAATCTCATCAAAGTTCTCAACAAGGTATTCTTTTAACTTGTCTTGTGCTCGTGAGTTACGGTTGTTGGTTTCTTGTAGTGCATCTAGTCTCCAGTAAGTTCTGGAAATGTCGTCTGCATTTTCTACTTCAAACTTTGAATCTGAAGGTGTGCCATAGTAGTAGCCCTTGCGTACTAAGATAGTTGCCTTTGGGTCATACGCTGGTGTTACTGCCACTTGGTCTGTCATTGGTGTTATAGTTGCTGGTATTCCGAATGTTGGCTCACTTGTTGTGAATTCCACGTTATTCTCCTTGTAGGTTGTTTGTTGATACTAGTGTATCAGAGAGGTCTGACATTTCTTGCCATTGCTCTAGTTCTGTGTCCCACTTGTATTTAGTGGTATCTATAGGACAATCTTCATAGCCGTCCTCAGGGTCGCTATACTCACAGACACATTCTTTATCTCGTTCCTTGTGGTCAGCGTGAGACATTGGGGAATCATACTCATAACAGGCAACGTCTTCTCCACCTAAGAATGTACAAGCACCGCCCCAGCCTTGCTCTTCTTCATACTCATAGTCAAACTCAAGAGTTGGGTACTGTTCTGATAGTTTCATTAGAACCTCACCAACAGGACTCCAAGCGGTTTCAAACTGGTATAAAATAGAGCCATCATCATTAACAGTTTTAATAGTGTTAGGATACTCAGACTTATTATCTACTGCTACATCCCACTTAGTTCCCCAGTTACGGCAGTTCCAATGATACCAGTCTTGGTCTTCTTTCATAGAGCGAACAAACTCTTGCATAAAAGATTCGCCATCCATTTTGCCATCTTCATTTACCTTGATGTTCTTGTTACCTTTGAAAGTATCTGTTGCATAGTATGCTTCTAGGTCTGTTGGTTTTACAATGTTCCAAAAAGCAAAAACAGGATTGTCATAGTGCTGTTCGTCAGCAACCCAAACAATTTCATTGTTCTCAAATTTATGTTCAGGGAAATGTTTTACAAAGGGTTGATTTAATTGCTCAACCATTTTATCTAATTCTGACTGTTCGCCAGATACAACTAATGAATTAAATACCCAGTTTGGCATCTCTTCTTCTTTCTAGTAGGTTATGATGAAATCATACCACAGAGGTCTGACATTTTCAGGGGGATTCAGGGAAACTTCTTAAACTTCTTAAAAGAGCTTTGAAATGGGGGCGCGGCTTCCTTGCGATCTGGATGGGACTTGAACCCACGACCTCCGCCGTGACAGGGCGGTGCTCTAACCAACTGAGCCACCAGACCAAAGGTGTGCCAGGATTTAGATCTCTATCATTCAATCACCAACAACCTGGCGGTGTTGGCTACCTTTTAATTAATTGAGTTACCTTACCAAGAGGCTTGGTACTCAAAATAGTCGAACTTGCTATCAAGGCATCTAGTGATGATACCAATAGTGTCGTTCAAATCTCCAAAGTAATATTCATCATATGCAGTAGAGCCAAAGAAGAAACCACTACCTGTTGGCAATAATTCTTCCGCACTTTCTGGATTAGCAATTACTTCAATACACAACTCTTTCAACTGTTCTAGATTTTCTCTACGAACATAGATTGGCTGACATTCATCAACACCATCTGCTAAGTTATTTACAAACCAATGATGAATCATATTTGATTTACGCCAGTAACCCATTGGTACATCAACAGTAATACCAGCAAAGCCACTCTTGTCAATTACATCTTCTAATTCAAGACGACTAACAATTTCATTAAAGATTGGGTTAATCGTGTCTTCATCTTCTTGACGATTAAAGTTGTGACGGTACACATACTCACTTGCACGAAGGTACATATCTAAGCCCATTGTGGACTCCGTTCTTTTGTAGGTAGTTTTATCTTAGCATAGAGGTCTGACAGTTTTAAGGTGGGGTGCAAGGGTAAGAAACACCCCACCTAAACTTGTCTTAACTACTTAGCAGTAGTCCAACGGTCTTGACCATTTACATCAAGACGGATACGCATAGTGCCGTTAGCGTTCTTTACGACTTCCTGAACGATACCAGTTACTTTGCTCTTTGCTGTTACGAACTGTGAGCCAACAGTTGGGGCGATTGTCTTTGCCATTTGCTTCTCTTTTCTTTTGGGGAATTGTTTCCCGTTGTTGTTATAGTAATACTATACCAGAAAGGTCTGACAAAATCAAATCCATTCAGGTAATTCAGGGGTGATTTAGATCACATCTTAAAGACTTGACAAATAGGGGATCTTGGGGCGCGGCTTCGCAGCTCCTACATCCCTTCCCTTAGTTCAAGGTATTCAAGATAAATATCAATAGAAGACATTTCTCCCATTAGTTTATCTAATCTAGCATACACTTCATCTTCTGTTAATTCTGATTTCTTATTAAATAATTTCATAGCCATTCCGCCAAATCTCCATCTGCTATTTCTGAATAGTCCATACCTTGCGATTCTGCAATTGCTTCCCACAATTGTTGCTCTGTGTAGTTTCCATCTGGATACCACTCTGTTAAAATACCGTATAAATCTTTCATCTTACTCATTATGCAAATACCTTTCCATACAATTCAACTGTACTATCATTATCTAAATCTGTCAATGTGTTATTTACTAAATCTAATACAACTGTCTTATCAAAATTGTTACCAATTTCTGAACGGCTAATTGCATAGATACCAAAACCAGTTTCATCTAATACATAGTCTTTAATTAAGTGTGAGATAACCATACGGGTAAAGTATGAATAGTCACCCTTGCGTTTCTGTGCGTGTACTAATGCACCAATCAAATCATCTTCCCAAGTAGATTCACCCCAATGGGAATAAAGTACGGCTAATGATTCTGTACCGTCATCAAATACGAAATTAATTCTTGCACCCATTTTAGTAACCTGCTTCCGTTAGCATTTTGTTAATTGC